CTATGGTTCCAATTATCAAACCTTTGAATGGAACAAGGAAAGCACCTGCTGCTATTGCTAGGGCAGGCCACCAATCTTTCAGAAACTTTGCAGTTGCTTCTATCTTACCCTTATTCTCAGGGTTAGTCAAGAAATTATATAATGGAGTAATGAGTCCTCCAAGAATAGTAAAAAATAAAAACCTCTTAAGAGAATCAAAGAAACCTGTCATCGGGGCAGCAGCCTTTTTCAAGTTCGCCCCAGCACCTTTAAAGAACTTTCCTAAGTTTTCTATTCTATTTTCTCTTTTCTCTCTCTTTTCTCGTTCTCTTTCTTTCTTCTCAATATCTAATTTTTCTTTCTCTATTTGATTGTCTTGCCTTATAACAGAAATGAGCTCATCAAGTTTCCCTAAAAGTTCCGCTTCCTGACCAGGTTTGATGTCAGTATCTGTGAAAAACTTTTTGGGTTTGATCTTTAAACC